CATCTTCGGCATCATCTTCGGCATCATCTTCGGCATTATCTTCAAGTATTGCAAAAGAATCATTTTGTATTTCGGATTTTTCATATTTTTTATACCAGTTATTGTAATCTTTTGCTTCATTTTGTCCGGCAATAAGTGATTTGCAATAACGATTAAATTCCATGGTAGATTAGTATAGTAGAAAAAATAAGTTTATGTTTATTTATAAAATACTTATTCTAGGGGGAGCGATGCACCCTCTATTCGTACATGAAAATATGGTTTTATTATATTTACATTTGCATTTGGAATAACACTTTTAACTAAATCTACAACCCCTTCTTGTACTGTTGTTTCTGTAACTCCAGTAATATACAAAGAGTCTCCGTTGGTTGAAACAGTATAATTAAACAATTGACTAGGTAATTGATTGAAAATATCCGATAAATACTGGAATGAATCCTTATATGTATCTGGATTCAAATGGTAGGTTTTCTCTGTAGTATGATCATTTAATTCAGGAAATTTAGATTTTTCAATAGTAGCTTTCCATAGTATTTTGTTTGTTGTAGGATTAGTAAAATTAGAAATATAAGCGTTGAATTGATGAGACGGATTCATAATTATATTAGTACAGTACATATTATTATATTTTTTTCATATTCTATAATTTAGTTGAAATGGGCTTTATTTAAGATATAATGTTTATTATTTCTCTCGAAATCATTTTTTACTAAAGTGTTTAGATTTTTGAAAATAAAAAAGATCATCCAAAAGTTCTCCAAAAGTTTTCTGAACACAATCAAGTTACTTTAGGTATTTCTTCAGTAATAATGAGTGTTCTAATTAAGACACATCATATATTTTTTTCTCTCGAGATCATTTTTTACAGAAGGATTTCATTTTTTGGAAAAAGAAAAGGATCATCAAAAAATGCCTAAAGTTTTCTTGAGACATCTGAAACTCTTTTTATAATTCAAGTATAATATGCATGGTATCTTAATTAATGACATATTTAGAAAATAGTATTTTTACAAAAGTATTTCATTTTTTGAAAAAAGAAAAGGATCATCAAAAATGCCTAAAGTTTTCTTGGAACAAATATCCATCATATTAGGATCATCAAAATTAGTGATCATAATAATATGTTAATTAACGTACCTCAGTTTTACACCAATCATATACATAAAAGCCAATACTATTTACTAAAATGCCTCGTAAAGCACAAAGTCTAAATCCTTTCCATAGACTTCCCATTTGGATAGCTTGTTGTACAGTGATATTTTGGCTAGTTTGTCTATTTTTGATTACATCGATGGGGTAAGTAAAGAGCCAATTTAGAAATCCTGCAATTCCACCGGAAATGAAAGGAGAGACGTTCTTGTCTCGTAAATGATAGTAAGAACCCAAATAGATTGAAACGGCTATACTTTCTCTACAGCAAGTCATAGAGAATCCGTGTGTGGAAAAAATACTATTCCAATATAAAGGTTGATTCATTTGTCGTTTGATTTTTCCTACTTCAAAAGCAAATACCAAAGGAGAAGTAATCAGTCCTGTACAAAAGCCATTGCTGTAGTAGTAATAATGATTCGATTTATTTGGATTATTTGTTGGAATCAAGTAATTGGAGAGAAATGCATTCATTTGAAAGGTAGTACCATTTAGTATCATGGCTAAAGTAGTAGGATATGCAAAACCGCGATAATATTGTCGGAACTGTGTTTTTACAGTAGGACCAAGATCAATGGTTTTCTTATTTTGAATGTAAATTTTAAGAGTATCAAAAGGATGTCCTATAATATTTTGAGCTAGTCCAGAAATACAACCGGCATAAAACTCGACTCGTGGATCCATTGTTCTAAATAAATTCTAGTACAATAAAATACTTGATTCGTTTTAAGTAATTTTCTTTTCATAAATTTGCTGAATAAAAATCAGAAAATTTAGGTATTTGGGTTTTAATCCGTTTTTTCAACGGGCAGAAAATGATGATTTACGAATTTTTGCATAGTAAAATAAGTCAATTGTTGGGTTCTAGCAGATTCGCCGAATAGTTTGTACAAGGTTTCATCAGGCTGAATCTGTTTTTTATTTTCTTGATTCTGCAATTTATTATCTTTAATATATTGAATCAGTGCTCTAGTGACCGTAGTACGAGATACTTTTGTATTTTCGGGTACATGTAAAAATGCACACATATCACTGGAAACTGGAGTTGGTCGCGCAAAACCACATGGCTTACGCGGTGGTTTTGTTTTTACTGGTTTATTTAATTTTTGTCTAACTTTTTGCAACATCTTTAATAATGATTTTTGCCTAGTTTTCATTTCATCGTAAATAGACTTGATATTAGCTAAATCTTTGTTTTGTTCTTGTAGTTGCAATTCGATTTTATCCACAATCGACAATTTCGCCTTTGGTTGATCACTTTCTGTATGTAAAATATCAGTGTTTTCCATAATTGTATTAATAAATTTGTTTATTCTATAACCTCCAATATAGAGAGTATTTATATTGTTTTAAATCTAATAGATATCATGAAATTCAGGATTTAACAATATATATACACATGTTTCGATACAAGTATAAAATGTCAAGAATCCCATTATCAAATGAAACATATTTATAGCACATCGTTTAATAAAATGTTTAGGAATGAAACATTGTACAGATTTCTTACAGTAAAGACATATAGAACGTTTTTCATACCAGTTCATTATACATACACCATGCACCGGGACAATGCATTTACACGATTTCTTCACAAATAAATCCATAAAGTTATAAGTAGAATACAACGGATCAAAACAAATCGCACATTGCTTTTCTGGTTTAGTATTCATCAGCTATAAAAAACAAATATTTAGTATTTATCTGTTTTTTTATTTTGTTCTTTTTCTAGATTTTCTTATTGACTAATAGATTTAATTATCTGTAGTAGCAACCGCAATAGAAGCATTATTCTTTCTATCCTTTTTACGAGTGACCTTTGTAAATTCTTCATCGCCATTTTCTTTTGAGGATCTTTCCTTTTTCTGCTGTGTTTTATACTGTTGTCTAGTTTCACACATTAACTTACCACCCTGAATACCGGTGATGTCACTGGCTTGGAACTTATGGTTTGTGTTCGTTGAATCTGCTAATTCAAATTCAACATATTCTCCTTGGATTAGGTATTTATACTGGGTGTTATCTACCTTTACTGTACTGTAATGAGCAAAAACGTCGATGTCTTCATTTGCATCATTTTTCATTGTAATAAAACCGTATCCTGCTTTGGAATTAAACCATTTTACTTGTCCTATTTCACGTTTTGTTGTTTGTGTTTCGGTGCTCATAATTTTTCTGACTTGTAAATTAATCTGTGACTGTAACTAACTAAAAATACTTTTATACTGGGTGTTATACTTATAATCAACCAATTTTATTTATATTGTTTTTCAAATTGTTATATAATATATCTTTATACATATATAGAAACTGAGTAATAAATGGAATTAGTAACGAAAAATAGAACCAATTTAGTAATATTTATTTTAATCCTTTTTTTCGGTGTTTTAGTGTATATTTTTTGTCAAAAACGTGTGCAAGAACACTTTAATGTGGGTATGGATATCGAAAAGCAGGATATTCGTAACCAAGGAACTTCGCTTTATTTACGAAATGCAAATTCATTCGATCTACAAAGTAAAGATATTCGTAATCAATATTCTCTCCAACCACAAAACTCATCTATTACATTATTAGATACATCTAAACAGGAACAGTGCCGTCACTACTGTCAGAATAAAGTCGATTGTTATATTAATGGTAAATATATATGTGAAACTGAAAAAGAAGAAGATATAAGAAATAATTGTGTTTGTAAAGTTCCTGGAAATATAAGTATGGTAGAAGCATTTTCTGGTATTAATGCTAATTTCTATGACATTTTCAATACTTCTACAATACCTACATGGACATATCCATTATCGGTTGGAACAAATGGACAAGGAAATTGGGTAGATGTATCCGGAACAAATCGTGCTAGTTTAGTCGATTTAGATATGAATGGTTCAGAACATGATTTTTCAATTAGTGCGCAATTAAAAATGGCTCCAGGAACAACTTTATCTAGTTCTGTACCATCAATTTTATTTGATTATAAAAAATCCAACTTTAGATTAACTGTAGGATTACTTTCTACTCAAACACTTGTACGTGTAACACATGATAATGGAACAACAGTAACATGGAAAACAGGCACTTTTTCCCAAAGTGGAACATATTTAGTAATTAATTATGATAGTTCAACTGTGGATATGGCTTCTAGTGTAGATGGTATTACTATGGAAATGAAAATATATGATATATACTCTAATACTATATCCAATGCAGTTGTATATGACGACGAAAGGTGGGGCGGTTCCTTTACTTTACCCTCTCCTCCATCAATTGGTTTAACCACTAATACTATATCGGATCTAAAAATTAAGAGCGGTTTGTTTTTCAAACGAAAATTGCTGTCCAATGATATTTCTGTATTAACTCCCACTGATTTCAATTAAACTAATAAACATTTAAAATGGGACGTTTCAATTCTTAACTGATTGGTACAAACCAATTCGTACTAATGCATTATAATCTTTTTTTAGATACCAATATATTATATAATATATATAGTACATGGAAACAATTAAACATATTGGGATATTGTCTTTAGCAATTGTATTTTTCTTAATACTATTGATATATTATTACCGTGAAAGGTTTTATTCTATTGAAAATTTTTCCAGTGAATTAGATAATAATGCAATTGATGCGAATGCACTTATACCAATAAAAACAGACAATACAACATTAGACTATTATAAAAATAGATGGTCAAATAGTGCTTTAATCGCCAAAGAAATAAATGATCCGTATCATAATGGTGGAGTTATTTACGATATGTCGCCTACTACAGAATTAACCAAAGATAATTTTGATTGGAAACAATATTACGAGAGTGTTAAACCCGGGTTTGCAAGACATAATATTCCCAAATCTTTAGATACATGTTGGGATCATTATCTTCAATATGGAAAAAATGAAAATAGACCCAAGAAAAAGTTTTTCAACCTGAATTTAAAATCGATCAGAAGTTATTCTATGTCATATTGGATCTATTTAGATCAAATTAGTACAGTAGGTCAAAAAATCATTCATTATTCTGATCGTTCAATTGATACCAAAATAGATGATCCTAATAGTTATCCTCCCTATTTAGGTGTTTATTTAGGAGGTTGGGTTTCCTCCATGATATTACATCAAAAAACACCAAGAGATCATTATTCGGGAATAAAAGGTGAAGGAGCTGACTATTGGTGGAAGGTAATAGAAGAATTCAAACTGAACATAAATCGAC